CATGGGCGTGGGCCGAGGTGCTGAAGATTGACCCCGGCGCGCGTTGGACGGCGCACGAGTGGGACAACAGCCCGGTCATGTGCCTGCGTAACGGCACGGCGATGGTCAAGGTTAGCGTCGAAATCAAAAGCGACATCAAGACCTGCATCCTGCCCGTCATGGATAACAGAAACAGAGCCATCGTCGACCCCGATGCGTTCGCGGTCAACACCGCCATCATGCGGTGCTTGGCGAAGGCGATTGCGATGCACGGCCTCGGCCTTTACATCTACGCGGGTGAGGACTTGCCCGAGTCGGAAAAAGCCGAACCCAACCCCGAGGTGCTGGCGCAGATTGCGTCGGCGGCTGACGCTGCTGCGCTCGTCGCCCTCTTCAAATCGCTTGACCCCGCCATCCGCGCAACGCACATGGATGCGTTCAGCGCACGCAAGAAGGAGTTGACCTAATGGAACAGCGTACAGACGACTGGTTTGCGGCAAGGCTTGGCAAGGTTACGGCCTCGCGCGTGGCTGATGTCATCGCCAAGACCAAGACCGGCTATGGCGCAGGCCGCGCTAACTATATGGCTGACCTTGTGGTCGAGCGCCTGACCGGCCAGAAGGCATCCTCGTTCACCAACGCCGCGATGGAATGGGGGACGGAGCAGGAGCCGAACGCTAAAGCCGCCTACGCCGCCAAGACCGGGATACTGGTCGAGGATGTAGGCTTCATTGACCACCCGACCGTTGCGATGTCTGGTGCCAGCCCTGACGGGTTTGCCGAGGATGGGCTGGTGGAAATCAAATGCCCGAACACCGCGACCCATCTGGAATACATCTTCGACGGCAAACCGCCGCAAAAGTATGTGACGCAGATGCAATGGCAGATGGCGTGTGCCGGTAAGCCGTGGGGCGACTTTGCATCCTTCGACCCTCGTCTTCCCGAGCGGCTGCAACTGCTGGTCGTGCGCGTCCCGCGTGATGACGATTACATCAAGATGCTTGAGCAGGAGGTGACCGCCTTCCTGCGCGAGTTGGACGACAAACTCAACAAACTGGAAAAGGTGACCCTGTGAACAAGCAGTACGACAACAATAACCGTGGCGTTCTGTTCAAGAACGACCAGAAGGGCAACGAAAAAGCGCCTAACTACCGTGGTTCTGCCGTCATCGACAACATCGACCTCAACATCAGCGCGTGGATTAAGCGTAGCCAAAAGACGGGCGATGCGTTCATGTCGCTGAAGTTCGAGCCGAAACAGGCCGCGCGCCCCAAGACGATGGCCGAGAAGAACCCCGAGAAGTTCAACGACGACGAGGATTTGCCGTTTTGAAAATCTTCATTGGATACGATAGCCGCGAGGACATCGCTTACGAAGTGGCCCGTGCGTCCATTCTGGAACACATGGAGGCAGAGGTTGTCGCGCTTCGACTAGATGACCTGCGGGAAATGGGGATTTACTGGCGCGAACCAGACCCGTTCTCATCCACGGAGTTTAGTTTCAGCCGGTTCCTTGTGCCTGCGCTCTGCAACTTCAGAGGCAATGCCTTGTTTATGGATTGTGATTTTCTGGTACGGCACAGTCTGAAACCGTTGCTCGACTTCAACAATCCTGATGTTGCCGTGTGGTGTGTGCAGCACGACTACAAACCCACATCCCTGACAAAGATGGACGGGCAGGTACAGCGCCAATACCCGCGTAAAAACTGGTCGTCGTTTATGTGGTTCAATTGCAGCCATCCGTCAATGGGTGGGCTGACACCCGAAATCGTGAACAGCGAAACCGGGATGTATCTGCACAGATTTATGTGGGTGAACGACCGGCACATTGGTGCGTTGCCGCCGACCTTCAATTACTTGGAGGGCTGGCACACACGGGCGCAGGTTCCTGACCCGACTTGCGTGCATTTCACCGAGGGTGGCCCGTGGTTCGATGAATACCAGAATGTCGAATATGCCCACGAATGGAAGCAATGGGCTGGACGGGTGAGGGCATCCGAACGATGAAACGCTTTCTTTCTCTTGGCGCTGGCGTTCAGAGCAGCACACTTGCGTTGATGATTGCCCACGGCGAATTGGAGCCGGTAGATTCCGCGATTTTTGCCGACACCGGTTGGGAACCGCGCAAAGTTTACGAGTGGCTCAACTGGCTTGACGCAGAAATTCAACGCTGCCCGTATCCGTTTCCGGTTTACCGAGTAATGCAGGGCAGTATTCGAAATGACATTATGTCTGGCGTAAATTCAACAGGGCAAACTTTCCGCTCTGTTCCGTGGCATTTGCTTAAGCCAAACGGCGAAACCGCCATGAACAAACGGCAATGTACTAGCGAATATAAAATTAAACCGGTGCATAAAAAACTACGCGAATTGCTTGGGTACAAATCTCGGCAACGAATACCAAAAGATGCTTGCCAATTGTATATGGGCATATCGATGGACGAGATTTTTAGAATGAAACCTTCATGGCAATCATGGTTAGTTCATGTGTGGCCGCTGATTGATAAAGGCATGGCGCGGCACGATTGTTTGTCATGGATGGAGCGAAAAGGCTATCCATTGCCGCCAAAATCGTCTTGCATTGGTTGCCCATTCCACAATAACGATGAGTGGCGGTCTATCAAATCCGACCCAGAAGCGTGGGCAGATGCTGTAATGATTGACAAATTAATTCGTGAGCCTAGCGGAAACTTTCAATCAAAACAATTTATGCACCGTGACCGCGTTCCGCTCGACCAAGTAGATTTATCTACTGCTGCCGACCACGGGCAGACTGATTTTTTTAACAACGAATGTGAGGGGATGTGCGGGATATGAAACGCATCTTCCCGCGAGGCACTAGACCGGACGCTATGGCATCTGTCGTAACGCGGATGGTGTCTAACCTTGACCCGCTCAAAACATGGGCGGTCGAGGTTACGGAGTGGAAGAAGCCGCGCACCAACCAACAAAACAAATTCCTGTGGGGTGTTTGTTATCCCTGCATTTTAGAGGGCGGTGGCGAGGCGTTGCGCGGATGGACACGCGATGACCTGCACGATTACTTTCTGGGCGAGTGTTTTGGATGGGAGACGCTGGAGGGGTTTGGCAGGAAGCGCCTGCGACCGCTCAAGCGTTCCTCTGCGCTCACCAAACAAGAGTTCAGCGATTACTTGCTGTTTCTCGAAACAAAGTGTTTGGACATGGGCATCGTAATACCGGAGCCGACCTATGAACCTGCGTAAAGCGGCACGGGGTCGAGGCTGCATGGTGCGGCTAGAGGGCATTTGCAACCACAACAGCGAGACGGTGGTGCTGGCCCATGTGCGGATTGCGGGGGTGTCGGGCATGGGGCTGAAGTCGCCCGACCTGCTCGGGGCGTGGGCTTGCTCGGCCTGTCACGATGCCATCGACCGCCGAGCGCACACCGACCTTGACCGTGACCATGTGCGGCTTGCTCACCTTGAGGGCATGGCTCGAACCCTCGCACAACTCAACCGAGAGGGACTATTGTGACCTTCATGGTAGATACGCCCTACACCCCGGCGTACATCCGCAACGAATTCCTATATGACCACCAGACGGGCAGCGGGGAGTTTACCCCCTGCACCATCTTCGGGTTTCGCGCCGAACCTGCCCGAGTACCCATGTTTAGCGTTATGGCTGCCTGTGGGGCGCAATGGGCGAGGGTGCCTATCCATGCCCTTGTCAGCAAACCATGCCCCCCAATGGCTTTAGAACTCGCCTGCTGGTGGGACTCCTTCAGCCGCCACGCCGAGGTGCGGGAGATGGAGTTCCTGCGGGGTCACCGCGTCCGCGCCCGTGGCAGGGACGGAGTGTGGAGGCCGGGGGTGTATGTGTTCTCTGTGTTTTGGCACAACGGTGGATGGTCGGAGGTCAGCGACCAGAGCAAAGACCACCACATCATCCGGCTGGAGTCGGGGCCGCTTATCGCCTACCCCAACAACAAACTGCATTGGGTTGACCCGAGCCACCTGTCGGGCGACCCGCCGCGAGATTGGAAGTCCCCGTCACAGTCTTACAGCGTGGAGGCACTATGGTCAGATGGGTCATCGA